ACAAAGTAGTAGGCAAAGCCTTCGTCCAGCAGCTCCTGTACCATCTCTTCGCTCTGGAAGGCACCGGTCACGAAGAAGGAGGTATGCCGCTCACCGGCGGCATTGTAGCGCTGCTTTACCGCAAGGGCATCCAGACCGGGCATAAAAGCATCCAGCAGAACCACCTGCGGGCGCACGGTGAGCATTTTCTGCAGGACCTTGTTGCCGTCCTTTTCCACAACGGTCACGTCCACGCCCTTCTGCTCCAGCGCTTCGCGGCAGGCGGCAGTGAACGGGGCACCAGTATCCGACATCAAAAATCTAACTTTGTCCATGGTTGTTTCCTCCAATGTGTGCAGTTCCCTTAACACCATGGATTTTACCATAATTTTCCAGAACTTTCAACGGTTTATATTGGTAAATTTTGGCAAAGAAAATCGAAACCCGCAAATTATTTTGCGTTTTGGGCCTGCGTGTGCGCTGTGTCGTCTGTTTTTTCAACAGCGCGGGCCTGCTTGAGCATGGTCTGAGCAAAAATGCCGTAGCCCCGCGTGGGGTCGTTTACCAGCACATGGGTCACTGCACCCACCAGTCTGCCGTTCTGCAGGATGGGACTGCCGCTCATGCCCTGCACGATGCCGCCGGTTTTGGCAAGCAGCTGCCGGTCGGTCACGCGCAGGATCATGTTGCGGTGGGGGTCTGCGTCGTTTACCTTTTCAATGCGGATGCGGTATGCCTTGGGCACCTCGCCGTCCACGGTCGTCCAGATCTCGGCATCGCCCGGCACAACCTCCTGCGCAAAAGCCATCTCCAGCTCCGGGCCGGAAAATGCAGCCCGTGTTCTGCCATAGACCCCGGTCTTGCTGTTGATGCAGATGCTGCCAAGCGCATGGGTGCTCAGAAAGCGGCCCTTCAGCTCACCGGGGCTGCCCACGGTGCCGCTGGTACACCCCACGATCTGGCAGGGGACGATCTCGCCGCTGCGCAGGGCCACGCTCTCACCGGTGTCGCTGTCGCTGATGGGGTGGCCAAGCCCGGCAAACACCCCGGCGGCATTGTCCACAAAGGTCATGGTGCCTACCCCGGCGGAAGAATCCCGCACCCACATCCCGGCGCGCCACTGTCCGGCGGTGCTGTCCCACACGGGGGTCAGCCGGGTCTGGAATTGCTCACCATTGCGGATATAGACCACCTGCACCGGCGCGCCTGCGGCCGTTTCCAGAGCATCGTGCACGGCGTCGTTCGTCTCGGTCAGGGTGTCATCCATGCGCACCACCCGGTCGCCCAGCCGCAGCCCGGCCTTCTTGGCGGGGTTCGCGGTGCCGTCCGGGGTGTTCAGGTCGGAAAAGCCCACAATGAGCGCGCCCTCGGAGAACATCTTAACGCCGAAAGGCGTACCGCACACGGTTACCACCGGACGTGTTTCCACCAGAGCGCGCACAGTCTTGACGGGCAGCCACCCGCCAATGGACAAAGTGGCCTGATAGCTGCCCGCAGCCTGCGTGCTGGCCGCGTTGCGGGAGCCAGCGGTGCGCAGCGGCTGCACATAGGCAAAACGGGGCAGGGTAAGGGTCTGGCCGGGTTCCAGCAAAATTTCAGCAGGCAGACTGTGCCACAGCCAGCCCAGCACCGCCAGCGCGGCCACCAGAAGATAAGCTGCCGCAATGCTGCCAGCGCGGCGTAGTTTTGATCTGCGCATCGGCAAAAGCCCCTTTCCGCCATGGAAAATGATACGATCGTCCGGCGATAGTATGCGCTGTGAAGGGCGGAAATATCAATGCAGTGATTGACTTTTGCCGCCGGAACTGATACTATATTAAGGCGGTTTGGCCGCAGCTGCAGAATAGAAGAATACGCGGGTATGGTGGAATTGGCAGACGCGCAGGATTTAGGTTCCTGTGCCGCAAGGCGTGTGGGTTCGACCCCCACTACCCGCATAAGAGAAAAAGCGCGATGGTTCGTACAGAACCAGCGTGTTTTTTCTTATCATGGTAACACTTTTGGTAACACTATTAAGTTTTCAGACTGCTCTCACCAGCGCATTATACAGCATTTCAATGAACTGCACCGCGCTGGGCGCACCGGTCAGCGGATAGCCTGCCAGCTGCTGCACATACTCCGGGTTTGTGAGCCATGCACCTTTAGCTGCCCGGCGGACAGCGCTTTGAATCGCTTTTGGCTCACATCTTCTGCGGTCGGCGATAGGGGTATAGATATCTTTCTCCACGGCCTGCAGGCGGTCTTCCTGCTCACAGACCAGCTCAAGACACTGGCACAGGATACTGTAGGCGCTCAGATTGCGTGTGATGCCCATCGGGCGCAGCAAATCATTGACCTGAGTGGACAATTCGGAAACGATCATAGTTGACACATCCTTTCTATGCGTCAACTCTAACCGAAAAATACTTAAAATTTACCAATTACGTCGATATACGTCGTAAAGCGTCGAAACACGCCAAACAAAAACAGCCCCGAGGAACCGTCAGGCTCCCCGGGGCTGCTGCTATGTATGGCTATTTTGGGCAGGGCGGCTTACTTTCCCTGTGCCTTCAGCTTGTCGTATGTCTGGTCTGCCTGAAGGGCTGCGGGGGTGAAGCTGTTGTTCTTCCACCACGCGACCAGCGCGGCAACGGTGGTGATGCCAGCGGTGACCAGCTGCTCCACGGTCTGGCTCTCGATGGGCAGCACGGGTTTGCCCAGTGCGGACAGCACCTGATTGGTCAGGGCCAGCAGCAGGCAGGCGGTGCGGGCAATGGTGCCTGCGGAGATGGTGGGGGCGTTGTAGGTGTGTGCGTTCATAGTCAGTTCCTTTCTCTTTCGTGTTCGTCTGCTTCTAAATCAGCGATGCGGTGGTTGGCCACCTTCATCTGCTCTTCCAAAATGGGGACGCGGCGGGCAAAATTGTTGTGCTCCCGCACCTCCCGGGTCAGCTCTTCCAGCTTGGTGTCGGTCACGGCCTGACTGCGGCTGTTGGCGATCAGCACGCCGATCAGGGTCACCGCACCGGCAAGGATGGCTGAGATGATGCTTTCCACTGGTTTCACACCTCCATCACGGGGATTCCATAATCCTCTGCGCACTGGTGTTCGATACGGCAGCCGCGGGCATTCTTCCAGCCAGGTGCGAAAATTGCCACATCGGCCTTTGCAAGGAACTCGATGCTCCGGGCCAGATAGTCCAGCGGCTTTGCTGCCGGGCCGAAATCATCAAAGAAGGTTTCCAGCGGAGCCACATCTTCACCCAACAGAGCCTTTGCCTTGCTGATCGCGGAGGTGCGTTCCTGAAGTACCTGTTCATCGGACAAGCCACCCATGGGCTGGCTGATAAAAATAGTCTTGCTCATGTTATTCACCTCACAGCGTCCACCGGCTCTTGTTCGGGCGGGTGTCTACGTGCACCCAGCCCTTTGCCCGGCCTGCCTTGACCGGGTAGCGGCCCACGCCGCCCCAGCCGGGCATCAGGCTTTCGGCGTAGGCGGCCACAGCCAGCGGGTCAGTATCCTGCACCTGAATGTCCGCGGCCCGGCCCAGCAGGTGCTGGCTGGATCTGGAGCCGCCCACCTTTGCGTTGTGGCTGGCGGTGCGGTAGCCGCTGGTGATGGTCACGGGCTTGCCGAAGTGCTCCCGGATGCACTGCAGCAGCACCACAAGGCCCTCGTCAATGAGGATGGTGTCGGTGCCGTCGCGGCAGCGGAACTCCCGCACGCGGAACGCGGGGGAGAGCTGCGCTGCGCCGTCCTTCTTCAGGCTATACTGCTTGATTGCCATATGTATCACGTCCTTTCACGGGGTCAGGCCCCGATTTTCACGTTCTCTTCCAGCTACTGATCTGCCTTGCCCTCAGCGTCCTTACTGCGTGATTTCCTCAAAGCCGCTCTTGATGAGAATTGCCTTGACCTTCTCCTTCAGCAGGCGGGGGCAGCGCTCATACAGAGCCTTTGCCTCCTCCATAGTCTCAGCAGACATGATTTCCTGTGCCCACAACATCGCCATCATACGTACCAACCTTTCTAATGCTTGTGTGATTTTATGCATAAACAATCTCGCTCATTTCAAGCAAGCACTGTTTCAACATCTCGTTTTCTTTTTGCAGTGCCGCCA